CCGCCAAGTGGGATGACGCTGACGATGAGTCAGCGTATGTGGCGAAGTGGGATGCTATTGCCCGTTCGTTGACTTCTGATGTGGTGAATCTGCCGACTCTTGGAACGGCTAAGAGTGTCAGCATGAAGGTTAGTGGGCCAACGTCGGATAATCATTGGGAAGTCAATGCGTTGGCTTTCACCTACACGCCAAGGAGACTTCGGTAAATGGCAACGCTTGCTGTAACAAACACATTCTCTGCCGGGACAACGATTGTCGCGGCGGACATGAACGAGAACTTCGACGATATCGAAGCGTTCATCAACACAACACCAGGCGTGGTGCAGGAAGACATCATCGACGCTGTGGGTGACATCATTCACGGTGACGCCGCAAACTCCGTTGCGAAACTAGCAGTCGGTACGAACGACCATTGTCTCGTAGCAGACAGTGCTGTTAGTAGCGTTGGTTTGAAGTGGGCTGTGCCTACCGACACCACCAAGATGCCTCTCGCTGGAGGCACGTTTACTGGGGCAGTTGCCGCTGGATCTGATGGTTCCGGGGTGGATGTCACGTTCTATTCGGCCACAGCGGGCGACACGATGCTGTGGGACGCTTCTGATGAGAAACTGGTCATCACCGGTACTGACGGAGCGAATGCCCTAGAGGTCGCTGACGGCAATGTCGAGATCACCGACAAACTGACTGTCACCGGTCAGATCGTTACTCACCTGTTGGTGTCGACCGAATCCGGTACGACCCATGCTCCTGCCCTGGGGGACGAGAATGCGTACATCCTGACGACGCATGGCACCGGGATTACGGTCACGTTGCCGCAGAACTCCGCCCAGGCTTTTGCCATCGGTACGACCATCTACTACGAGCGCAACGGAGCGGGAACGCTCACGTTCGCGGCCGGGACCGGGGCGACGGTCACGTCGAAGGATTCGACTCTGACCTGCGGTGATAGGTATACGGCTGTGTGCGCGTTGAAGATTGGTACTGACGCATGGAGTCTGATCGGGAACATCGGTTAGTTAGATGTCCATGTTTCTTTCCGTGGTCGCCGGTCAGGGTGCTGTAGGTGATGCATGGGTGGCGCTAAACACCAGCCTGCTCACATCAGATACCACAACCGTGACAATGACATCGGCAGGAGCGACGGAACCGTGGTCGGAGTTCCAAGACCTGATGCTGATTTCCTACGGGCGAGACAAACATGCGGGGACTATCGGCCATCTGATCTGCAAGTTGAACACGGGCAGTTCCTATCGCACCGCCGACTTCTCTGGGGATGGTGCGTCGGCCACGTCGAACAGGTACACCGATGATGGGATTCGGTGTGCCATTGTTCCCCGCGACACAGCCGACGCTGGCGAATACGGTACAGGGATCACCATTCTCAGCGACATCAACGACACGGCAAAATACACGACGGGCCTGACATTCGCTGGTTGCGATCAGGACGGAGCGGGGATAATCGGCCAACTCACATCGGTTTGGGAGTCCACGGCAGCGGTCACCTCCGTGTCGATTGTCTCCGCAACTGGGGCATCCGATGTCGCTGACGAGTCCCGCTTCGACCTGTTCGGATTGAGGGCTCGCTGATGGCCGTCTGTGAGGTGATCGCCGCTCAGACCCTTACGGGCGACACGGCGACGGTGACGTTCTCAAGTATTCCTGCAACCTACAGACATCTCATGCTCCGCATGTCGGTCAAAAGCACTCAGAACACGGCAGCGGGCTACGACTGGATCGGCTTGACGTACAACGCGAGCAGCGGCGGTACCGCCTATTCGACAAACACGATGTCGGGGTACACCACCTCCACGCCAGCAGGGGATATTGAGGTGGGGCAGGCCAAGACGAAACTATGGGCAGCAGCAGATTTGGACGACGCTGCCGAACTGTTTACTCCCATCGCCGTTGACATCTGGGATTATGCGAGCGGAGACAAGAACCAGACCACTATGGGTTGGGGTGGCACCATCGACGCTTCCATTGGCTTCAACGCCTTCGGCGGTGGTGTGTACGACTCCGTGACGGCAATCAGCCAGATCACACTGGACCCTGGTGCTGGGGACTTCGTTTCAGGTTCAGAGTTCACCCTGTATGGATTGAAGGACGCCTGATGGGCGCTCTCACCGTTATTGCCGAAGGCGAGGTTGGCGCTGGGAGTGCGGCGAACGTCACCATCAGCAGCATCCCTGACACCTACGACCACTTGTGGATGGTGACATCCATTCGTGAGGGTGCTAGTTACCATGTCGCTCTGGAATACAGATTCAACGACGACAGCAGCCCGTACTCCAACACCTACCTGTACAGGCAGTCAGCCGCATCGGGGACTACCAGTAGTCGGGATACGTCGTCTGGCACTGGGGATGTCATCTCCCGTTGCGGCGGCGACTCGCTTCTAGCCGACACGTTTTCCAGCAACAGCCTGTGGATCATCAACTATGCAGGGACGGACAACTTCAAGATGTGCCTGATGCAAGCGTCCGTACCCAACAGCAGCAGCACAGACGACCAATACACCTCCATGTTGTCCGTGGGGTTGTACGCGGAAACGCCTGCGATCAACAAGATCAGGATGCAGGGCGCTGGTAGCCCAGAGTTCATGCAATACACGAGTTACGTTCTCTACGGAGTGACTGGAGTTTAGAAATGCCAAGACAGAAGATGGTCGATGGGGTCTACTACGATCTGACGGCTGAGGAGGAGGCTGAGTTCGCTGCGCGGGCCGAAGCCTACGATCTTGACTTCACGCATGTTCGGGCGCAGCGCAACGGCATGTTGTCCAACAGCGATTGGACACAGATAGCCGACTCGCCTGCGGATGCCGACAGTTGGGCGACGTACCGTCAGGAACTTCGGGATATCCCGCAGACGTATAGTCGTGTATCCGAAGTGGTTTGGCCCACGCCGCCTGACTGATGGAACCGCCGTCCGACATCCGCCAAGTCAGAATCCCAACCGTCGCGTTGGGTTTGATTCTGTCCGTGGCGGCAATAGTCGGCACGGTCACATGGTCGTCTGCACGCCTGGTGGCGCGCATCGACCATTTGGAGGCAACAGTGTCGTCCATCGAGCAGACGATGGACATGAACGCCTATGCGCGCTCTGTCGATTTGGAGGATTTGCAGGTCACGGTTCATGCGTTGGGGGTTGCGTTGGATGATTTGGGCGACATGATCGACGACGACTGGTCGGTGGAGGACTGATGCCAACCGTCGTGTACAAGCCGACCCACAGGTTTGTGGGACCAAACGCCACATCTATTGAGTACGAACTTCGCAAGGTTCAACAAAAACTGGATGACCTGGAGGCCCGTGTAGCGGCCTTGGAGTCTCCGTAGGAGAAATATGGGTATCAGCAGATCAGCAGCAGAGTACGGGTCTAGCGTGGGTGACGAGCAGTTGGCTGTGGCTGGTACCGCCGTGGCGTTGGCTTCGGTGCCGGCGACGGCTATCGCAGCGATGGTGACCAACGGTGCGGAGCCGATCAGGGTTCGCTGGGGGACACCGACGGCCAGCGTGGGCCATTACATCAACCCATACAGTGTCCTGGACTTGTATGAGGACGACTTGACGGATGTGAAGTTTATTCGGGTGTCGTCGAGCAGCACCATTGACGTTACCTACTTCGGTTAGGAGCGGTTATGCCTTCACGGATCACGCAGCGCATAGATCAGGTTTCGACCGGGGACATTTCGGCTGTAACCACAGCCTCTCTTTCGGGCTTGGCGGGGGGCGGAACGAGCGGAGCGATTGCTCTCACTGTGGATGCGAGCAATCTGACTGCTTTGGGCGCAACCCTTGTTGCGACCGATTATCTCGTCATGTACGACACTGACGGTTCAGCCACTAAGAAGGTGTTGGTTTCCAACACTTTGGCTGTATGGGGCTAGTTCACGGGACAGAAGGAACCTATTAGTATGCCGAACACACCAGGGAATGCGCCACCGTCAATAAACCGGGTGGATCAGGTTATGGAGTCTACTCGACAGCGTCTTGCGCCCGAGCAGGCGAGGTTTAGGCAAAGTCAGGATCCGCAGATACAGGCGGTGATGGCGTGGCTGGCGACGCCGGAGGCAGACGAGTTTCTGCGTCGGATAGTGGCACAGCAGCAGGGCGCTCCTGGTGGACCGGCTGGCCCTGGTCCTGCTGGTCCCGGTGGTCCCGGTGGGCCTCCTGGTGTCGGCCCTGGTGGTCCTGGTGGTCCTCCGGGTGGTCCTGGTGCTTGGGCACCCGGACCCGGCGGCCGTGGCGGCCCTCCTAGTGGCGGCCACATGCGTCCTCATCAGCCACCGATGGCTCCCCCACTGACAGCACCGGGAATGGGGCCGTCGCCGGCTCCGGGTGTACCGGGCGGCGAACGGGATCTGTCGGATCCTGCTTCTTTCGGCCCTCAGGGCCAGCATCCCC